CTCGGCCCGCGCAACACCTTCGGCCAAGTCGCGGGCGTGGTTGGCGCTTCCGGTTCGCCCAGCAATCGAGAAGGTCGAGTTGACCGCATCACCCGCCGCTCGTCCGGCGAGATTCGCCATGTCATCGACGTAAGGGTTGCTGTTCAGGAACTTGCCGCCAAGAACGTCGGTTGCATAGTTCGTGGCTTCTGGAAGCCCGGGCTGCGGGCCGAACGCCATCTTTCCGAGTTCCCCGGCATAGCCTTGCGTCTGTCCCGTGAGCGCATCGAGTCCGGGCTGGTTGCGATTAACCGTGTCCTGGATGGTGTTAGCCGCGCCCAGAAGGAACGGTTGTGCCGGTGCCCAAGGCTTGGACTCACTCTTCACCTTGCTCGACTTTTTCCCCACCTAAGTCTCCAATTCTCTCGCGTAGATCGCCTGATCCTCGATCTCGCCGTGCTTCACCCACCCAAGGCGTTTCAGGCTTTTCAGCCATCCGCGCCGCCCAATCGCGACCATGCGCGTGGCTCCCGCCTCCGCCGCCGCCGCCCCAATTCTGTCGTCCAATTCCCCGAGCCAACGCGAGTGATCTCGCCCGCCGACCAGCTTCACTTCAACGTAATGGCCCTTCGCCAGCCATGCCGTCGCGCACGCCAGCAGCTCATCGCCGTCCATGACCGCCCAAAGCACTTCGTCCGGCTCTATGCAGCTCGCGAAGTCGCGGCGTTTCCGCGCCGGTTCCAGCAATGCCTCCGCTTCCGGCCACCGATCCCAGTTCAGAGGATCGGGAACAAAGCCGATGTTCAAGGCGCGATGATGCCTTTCGCCCGAAGCGCGGCAAGGATCGCGTTCACCGTCGCCTGATTGGCTGCTCCCGAGGCGTCATCGGCAATCGCCGCTTCCTGCGCTTCCACGCGGCCCAAAAGGTAATTCGTCGCATTGGCCGACTGCCGTTCCCAGCCCGGCGTCTTGATGACGGGGACGCGGGGGAAGCTCATCTGCCGTCTCCGCGCTCGAACTCGAACTCAAGCCCCTGGATGTAATTCCATTCCGCTCCCGCGGGGATCGTTACGTCGGTTGTCGCATAGCGCCCGTTGGCCCTGACCGGCATTCGCCCGTTGCCGCGCATGGAGCCACAGGTCTTGACGTTCTCCGTATCGGCGGGGCGCATTCTCGCGTCCACGGTGACGGCAAGGTCCGTCGCATCCGAAACCGGCCTGACCCCCGTGATCCGGGAGCGCTTGGCCGGAGACAGTTCGATGTTCTCGATCCTCAGCGATGCGGCCATGCTCGCGCCGGACAATGTGCCGATCACGTTATTGTCGTCGGCAATCAGGAGAAGCGGGTTGCCGCCCCGGAACGAGGGGTCGTCGAGGCTCTTGTCCATCGTGTCGAGGCCACCCGGATAGAGCGCGTCCAGCGCCTCCAGCGAGATGTTCGACGTGAAGCCGGAAAACAGGCCGGTGAACCTCATCTCGATAACCGCAGCCCGGTTCAAAACCCAGTTGAAGGCGATGATTTTCCCCGGAACCCCGGTCACGCCCCACAGCATCAGCGAATTGCGCGGGTCGATTGCCGACCACATGCCGCTCTCGATCTGCTCTCGCGAATAGGTATTGAAAAAAAAGCGGTTGAACTTCTCGTCCCCGACCGGCTTCACGCTTTCCCCGTCGCACACCATGAACCCGCGCTCGGAAAGGAACCCGACCAGTTTTCCAACGGAGCAAACCGACCCCTGCGTCATGCACCCGATTTCGGCGGAGATCGTGTCGAACTGGAAAATGATGTCATTTGCCGAGCCGACGTAGGAAACGCGCTTGATCGCCCGTTTCTGGAAGATGAGGCCGTATTCGCCCCCGACAATCGCAACCCCGGCACCGCCGTCCAGAAGCGGCTGCTTGTCCGCCTGGCTCGTCCCGATGGCCCAATTCGCGCTGTCGTTGAACTGCGACCACTGTGCGTTGTTGTCGTCCAGTAGCGCCATGACGAAATCGCGCACCGTGGCAACGTCGATGGCGTTGGTCGGGGCATCGGTTCCAACGAGCCTGTCCGTCACTCCGGACACGAGATTGTAGGTCAGCAGCTCGCCGCCGTTCGACATGAGCACGTTGTCGCCGAACTGCGTAAACCGCCACCGCGCTACCGCCGCGTCAGTAATTATGGTCGTCCACCCGGCGGAGTATTTCCGCAGCTTTGTCGCGGTTCCTGCCAATAAAGCCGCCGTTCCGTCAGAGCCGACGAACGCGGCCCCGCCGTTGAACGCTTCCCCCAGGTCCGTCGTGATCGCCGAGAACTGGCTTACAGGAGCGTAGCCGTTGACGATCGGGCGGACGTTGACCGCCGTTGCCAGATGGTTCGACTTGGACGAGGCTTTGTCAGGCGTCCATTCGCCGAATGCGACCTCGCTAAGCACGCGCCTGCCCGACCTGGTTGATCGTGTTCGGAATCAGCGGACCAGCGCCGTAGCGGTCGGCGCGAGCGGCTGCATTGATGCGCCCGATCCCAACCGACGTGCGCTCGAAATAGGCACGCTCTTCGTCCTTGTTCTTCAGCCGCTTGTAAGCGAAATACAGGGACGCATCGAGATACACGTCCGGGTTCTTCTCAAGCATCCAGTTGGACGGAGAGGAGTCGGAAAGCCCTTCGATGCGGGCGAAATAGTCGAGCTGGAGCTGGATTGTGCTCGAAGGTGGCGGCTCAAGCCTCAGCCCGCCAGAAACCAGCGTATAGGCAACCGGCGTTCCGGCGCTCCCGTCGAACTGCTGGCGAATGGCCGTGGGAGCCATGCCCCGCAACGGACGGTCGGGAGAGCCTTCGATGTAGATCGAGCGCATCGCTAGATAGTCGGATGGTAGGGCGACGTTTTCGCTTGTCGCGTTGAGGAGCGTCGAAGATTCCATGTCCGGCGTGCGAAGCTCGCGGTTGAGCACGGCCTCGGCAAGCTGGATGAACTGCGGGATCGTCGCCGTCAGATCGTCCCGGTCCAGCTCGTCGGCGATAACCGAAATGAGCGTGGAATAGTCCGGAATCGGAGAGAGCGACGGGACCGCAATGGAAATCGACATGGCGGCTCCTCAGATGGTGATTGGAAGACGCTTGAGGTATTTCCACTCAGCGTCGTTCAGCAGTCCGTTGACCTTGCGGCGCGTCTCTTCGCAGCTCGCATAGTTCCAGGCGTCGATATTGTAGCGCTTCTTCCACTCGAACATGACGCCAATCGGGATCGAGGCGGCGTGCCACATATCCGATTTCTTGTCCCACGCCTCGTTCTGGCTGGACTTGTTGGCGTCGATAATCTGTTGAACCGAGGTCGCGTCCTGTTCGTAGCGGACAAGAACGCCCTCGGGATCGTCGGGGTTGTCCCCGATGTATTTCTTCAAGCCCGTGTAAGGGTCGTGATCGATGAGTTCCCAGTTGCTCATCGACCCTCCCCAAAGAAAAGGGGCCGGCGCGAAGCCAGCCCCTTCCCTTTTGTTTTCAGTTACTAGCTGAGGTCGCGGATCGCCGCCGAAGCAGCTTCGTTGCGCGAAACCAGCGAGACTTCCTGATACAGCGCCTTGCGCGTGGCGAGGCCCGTCTTCGCAAGGTCGATGATCTTGAGCGAATCCAACTCCGCGACCGCCCAATATTCCGGGTCGATCACAAGCGCGTCGTTCGCCGAGCAGAAGCGCGACGGAACGAACTGCACTTCGCCGAAGTCGCTGACGTAGATATCAGCGCCCGCAACGATGGTGAGCCGCTTGTCGCCAGATTCCCGGCGCGCGGTGGCAAGGCCGGTGAAGGCCGCTGCCGTCTGCTTCTGAGCCGCCGACATGATGACCATGCGCGGGTTGCCGCCCTTGGTCCACACGTCCTTGAGCGCGGTCTTCAGCATCGCTTCGGTGAACGCGCGGTTGGTGCCGCTCGTCGCCGCCGCGTTGACGTAGCCGGAAGTGCCGCCGCCCGAATAGGTCGGTGCAACATAGCCGGTGCCGCCGTAGCTGTTGGTGACGATGAAGCCGAGAGCGCCAGCCGACTCGCCAGCGGTTCCCGAAGCCGGAGCAACCGCAGCCTTGTTCGCGGTGAAGCGAAGCTCGGCGTCGGTCTTGATCTCGCGACCGGCCTTCATCAGCTCCCGGCCAAGTTCCGATGCGCGGCCAGCGGTCTTGCTGGCTTCCATCGTGGTCGAGGAGCCGACAACCTTCTTCATGATCTGCGAGTAGTTGCCCTGGCGGACAGTGTTCGCGCGAGAATCGTTGGTAAGGTCGTCGCCCTGAATGGTCTTGTTGTCCGCATTGGCGGCGGTCAGGGTGTCCGTCTGCCACTCATGATAGACCTGCGTGGCCTTCTCCGTGCCGATTGCCTTCTGGAATGGGCAATCGTCGGGGAACAGCGCGCCGATGGAGTCGGACAGGTCTTCGCGGACACCCACGCGGCTCACCGCCTGGATGGTGTTGGTTGCAACAGTCATTGTAATTGTCCTTCTGGCCCCCGAGGGGGCGCTGGGAGCGCAACGTCATCGCGACGTGGCATCCGGTGATGAGCGCGGGTTAGATTTGGCCCGTGCTCTGAAGATACTCGTAAAAAGCCGCGCCCTTGTCCTGGACGTTCCTTGCGGTCTTGGCCTTTTCGAGAGCGGATTGCGCGTTTCGAGCGCGCAGAGCGTCAGCGCCCTGGGCAACACCTGGCCTCGCCGTAACGGGTGGCTTGCCCTTGGCCGCGCGGACCTTCGCCATCTTGTCCTTCATTAGCGCGTCGTATTTGTCCGCCTTGTCCAAGGCTTCCGCTACGTTACGCATGGCAAGAATGTCGGTCGCGCGAGCTTGGGAGATCAGCTCGTCGGGATAGCCGAGACGCTTGGCGACCGCCGTGAGCTTGCGCTGCAACTCAGGGCCGGTCGTAGGATCGGCATATTCCGGGAATTGTTCGGTGATGATGCGCGCCTGTTCGGCGTGTTCGGCCTGCTCGATCTGAGCCTGCCGCATTTGCGCCTGCTGGGCGTATTGCTGAGACTGCTGCTGCAACTCGCGCTGCTGGGCAATCGCTGTCTCGTAATTCGCCTGCTGGGCGTAGAATGCCTGCGGATCGTGCTGCAACAGCGCCGGATTCGGCCTCTGTGGCATTAACTGCTCCGCAAGCGTCTGGAAGTGCTGCGAATAGCCCTGCTCGATTTGCGCCAGTTCGCTCAATGCGGCCTGACGCGCCTCCTGCTGGGCGCGCGTTGCTTCCTGGGATTTGGTCTGAACGAAACGCTCCCGCTCCGCTTCCCGCTTCTGGACAGTTTCCTGCAAGTCGCGGGGAAGCTGCAAAAACGCTTCCTTGGCCTCCGCATCCCACGATACCGGCGGGTCGATGGGCGGAAGATCATCGGCCTCCGCTTCGTCGTCGGTTTCGTCTTCGGC